GTTCCGCGAATCAGTCACGACGGCAAGCCCCAGCGCCGTGAGACTGGCCGCGAGTGTCGCCTGGGCCTCTGCGAAAATGCCGGTGGCGCTCATGCGACCTGCGCCCGGTTCACGCCCAGCAGCTTATTAATCTGGCCGTGCGTGCCGAACGGAACCTGCCCGCCCATCTGGTCAAAGGATGCGTAGGAATCTACGGAACCGCGCTCACGGTAAAGCGCCGCGCCCATCATGATCGTCCCCAGTAGAACGTCGGGCCCGGGGACTGTGGTGAGACTGTCGAAGTAGCCCGATTCCCTGCGCCGGCGATATGCGAAAGCGTTACCGGCGTTAGTCGCCACGGTGATAAAGGCTTCGTCGTTCGCTGTGGCAGGGTCAATCCCTAGCCAGTCGAGTACGTCCTGGTCGCTTGCCCAAGTGCAGACGGGCGTAAATGTAAGCGTGCCCGATGGGATGACTGCATCCCGGGCAACGTCATCGTCTGCCGAGTAGTACAGGAGCTGGTTCGGCAGGATGATCTCGGGATCGAAAAGCCAATCGCCTTCTGGGTTTACGCCCAGATAAAGATACGTCGGGACGGCCTGCACGACGAACGTGCCATTGAAGCCGGAAACGTCGGTCACTTCGACCACCTGCCCCGTGCCAATCTCAGTCACCTCTAGCGTCTGAATGACGGCATAGTCATCTATGCGCTGCGCGTGAGTAATTGAGTATTCGGACATGGGGCAGGTGGCCTAGAGCGGTCTAGAACGTCGCCTTAATAAACTTATCGGCGTCAATCATGACGGCCGACAGGTAACCCCTGAAGGCAATGGTGCGCGAGAGCGTGGAAGGTACGTCCACTGCAATTGCGCCCTTCTGCTGCTCGTACACCTCAAAGCCCTCAGCGTTACCCACGATGACGGTATCAGTGGCGAAGTTGCGGTCGACCACGACGCGCAACCCGAATGCCATACCCATTGCCTCAGTAACCGTCAGGTCGCCGTAGGCGTTCATGGGGCCGAGCTGCGGGAACAACGGACGCCCGGCAGTGTCCACAAGCCCGAGCAGGTAGCCCCACATATTCGGAGACACAAACAAGTGCGTGGGCAGGTTGCCGTTGCTGTTGGTCAGAATGTCCTGGGCGGCAGTGGAAACGAATTCAGCCCACTGTGCCGGGTTGGTGGCGTCGTTACCGAATGCCACTGTCTCGGTGCTACCGGACACAAGCGTGTCGGCCGCGTAGTTGTCGGTGGTGTTGGCGTAAATGCGCGCCATGTCATCCAGCACGACGCCGATCACCTCGGGCTGAGTCCAGTCGATGACCTGCTCCGAAAGGGTGACGTAACCGGCGAACGACAGCTTCTGGACCGTGATGTCATCGACAACCAGCGTTCCATCCTCGATGGTGGTGTTCTGCGTTGACTGCTGCGCAATGCTGGTATGGGTCGTGACCTTCGGACGAATGAACGTCGAACCGCCACCCGGGAGCGCGCGGGCACCGATAGCGTCAATGACGGGACGGTTGCCGCGGAAGTTGTTGTACACCGGCTGCACAATCGGCAGCGGCAGGATGCCCGGGGTGTCGGTGGTGATGACGTCGGGAGCAGCGGCCTCAATGCCCGCCTGCATTGCCTGAAACTTTGCGGGATCGCTCAGCATTGCCGAGATGTATTCGGCCGGCGAAGGCATGACAAACGCGCGCTTTGCCTCTGCGTAGATAATTGGATTCGTCGGGATGGTGGCCTCTGCCGCAATGGGCTCAGCCGTTACGGCGTCGGACATTTCCTGCTCCTCTGTGTCTGGTTCTGGGTCAGGGTCGGCCGCAGTAGCGGCCACCTGGGTAATTACTGCTTCCGCGAACGCGGGTACTGCTACTAAACTGAGTTCGACTAAACGTGCCTCAGTCACGGTCATGACCCCAGCGGGGTCGGTAGTGAAGGTGATGGGGTGCGCGCCAACGCTTACGGAATCGTAAGCCCCGGCCTGCAGCAGGGCCACGGCGTCACGGCTCGCGCGCGTGTCGGCCAGTGTGGCTTCGAATTCAAGGCCCGCCGGCGAATCGGTAAGGGTACTCACGACGCCCCGCAGCTGCGACATGTCGTGGTTCTCAATGAGTTTCGCGGCTTTCTGGGAAACGTCAAACGCGCCCCTGGCGAATTGCACTGAGGTCCCGTCCGAGACGGTGGCCACTACATCCCACGGCACTGCTAGCCCGCTGATACGGGCGGGCTGCGTAGCGTCACCGGCCTGGGCGGTGATTAGGGTGGCGTCTGCATCAAAGCGAATCATCCTGGGATCACTCCTATGGGGTCAGCGTTCGGCACCGCGTCTGGCGGCACCATTTCGGGCTGAAGGTCGCCGATGTAGCCCTCTGTATCGAATTCGACATGACGGCCCCTGGGTAGCACGTCGTCCATCGACAGACGTTCCGCGATTGCATGCAGCAGCGGGCGCGCGCCGAATTCGATGAGGTCGCGGCGTGACTCCTGCGCGTTCGAATACGTGAGGCCGGATTGGTCCACGGACAGTAGGTAAGCAGGGATATCCATAAGCCGCGAAATGTCTTTCGCCGAATACTCACGGCCTTCGACCAGTTGCAATTTCGACGGGTCGCTGGCGAATTCCGTAAAGGTGATTCCCTCAGACAATGCGCCAATGGCATTCTCACGGCGGCTCGAGGACCATGACGCGGCGAGTTCGCCCAGTTCCTCAGACGACATAGGTTCCCCGCCAGTCTGCTGCAGGTAGCCCGCGGCTATCTCATTACTGGCGAACCGCTCAGCCGCCTGGTCCAGTCGGATTGCACACTGCACTGCGCGCCGGCCGGTGTACACAATGCCTTGTGACCCCGACAGGAAACACACCACGTCGGCGATGTTAAGTTCGACGCCGTTAAACATGACGACGCCAGGGGACCCGAACCATTGCGGGCCTTGGTTATTCGGCGTTTCAATGTTCGCTGCCGGGAGCCATTGAAAGGTTGCCGGAAAGCCATTCGCATAGCGGCTAGTGACAACCCAGAACGCGCGGCCTTGCATGATGAGGTCTCGGCACGTTACCGAGAGGGTGAAGTTACGGGCCTCAGTCGGGTTCGGCCTGGTCATCCATGATTCGCCCTCGATGTAAAGCTTCTCGTAACGCTGGCCCGTCCATTGCAGTGTATAGCTGCGTAGGTCAAGCGTACTCACGACAGTCGAGAGCAGGCTAATAGCCCGTGTGACTGACGGCACCGACATAGCGGCCGTTTCGGCTGCGCCTGTCTGGAAGCCGATAAAGTTCTGGGACCGCTGCGGAGCGCCCGCGGCGGCGGCAATGGGAGCTGTGCCCATCGCGGGTATGGCCTTCACCTTCGGGCGGAATAGGTCCATACCATAAGCATCCCTTATACGTCTGCGAAATACAAGGGTACGCGGCAGGGAGCCAAGGGAATGAAACCCCCTGCCGCGCGCTTATACGTTAGCGGCCGGCGAATGCTATCTGGGGCTTTTTGCGCGTGACGGGCTTTGCGATGATTGACGCGGCCCACACCATGCAACGCGCCATAGTGATAGGACCTGGCGAACGCTGACTGACAATGGCGTACCCGTTCCGCGTTTCGACACCGACCGCGCGGCCTACATGCTCGCGCAACATCTCCTCACCGGTGTGTACCAAGCGGCCCTCATTTATAAGGCTCCGCACGGTGGAGGTGTGGGTTTGTATTTCGCCGTACCCCACTTGCACTTTCTTACGTGCAAGCGATACTGGGGCAATGTCGAACATGTTGGGCGGCATGGCAACGCTTACACACGCGGCCGCCTCATGTTCCACCTGCTCCCAGCACGCCGCCAGGCTATCGGCGACAAAGGCAACCGTGACGCCGATACGCCCATCCTCCAGTTCAACCGCGCGCACGCCGCTGTATAGGGCTTCGTCAATTGACGAATCTATTGCCAGCACACCACCGGCCGGAATGTCGGAAACCTCAAGGGCGTCAAACACCCCGGGTGCTAACCAGCTATTGACGGTGGTTACCCAGACGTTTAGCGATGCGCGCAAGAATGCGCCTTTGTCAATCTGCTCAGATTCGTCGGCCAGTACGGCAGGGTCCAGCGTGTAGCCGATCGCCGGGTTCGCCATGGGCCAAAGGTCGGGGCGCGCCATGTAGTCGACGCCAGGGGGACACGACCACTCGGCCATGAATAGCTTCGTACGCTTGCCCTCGTCAATTGCGCGGATGCCTTCCTCCCTCATCTGGGTCATGGCGTCACTTTCCTCAGTGCCTGCCGTTGACCAGCATGAGAGCAGGGGCGACCGCATGACGCGTTGCGACGGGATCGCGCCGTTGAGTAGTACCTCTCTGGATATGGACCAAATCTCGTCGGCTAGGACGATGTGCGGGCTGAACCCATGAAAGTTGGCAGGCGTCGCGGCCTGCACAAGCCAACGGCTCCCACCGGGCATGATGATCTCGCTACGGCCGTAGGAATGTTTGGCCTTCGCGCCCCACTCTTTGACAATGATCGGGGCCAGTGATTCAAAGATCTCGGTGGCTAGGTCCAGCTTATGCGCGGTCGAGATAACCAGCACCGGCTCGCCCCGGCGTTCGGGCTCGCGCGTTAAGGCCCACAAGATCATGGCCCGTAAACACACTGTCTTTCCGTTCTGCCTGGCAACCGAAACCAGAGAGCGCCTATAGAGGTAGTCGCCCTGGTCGTCGTGCTGCAGCTGCCCATCGACGGCCAACCGCTGCCACGGCATGAGTGTGATGCCTAAGTATTTCTCCGCAATCTCCGCAACCTCATGCCCGTAGGTAGCCGCTGTCGGTAACCCAGATATCAGGCGCGGCGGTATCTCACGCGGTCCCGATGGATCGCCCACCGCTGCTGCGGATTCGGGTAAATCGCCCTGATCAGGGCTTCCTTGGGATACATAGGTAGA